AGGTAAATGAAATTAAAGAATCTTTAACTGAGCTTAATTCTAAAGTAACAGATAAAGTTACTAAAATTAAAATAGAAGAAGTAATTAAAATGCTTCCTACATTAGATAAAACATCTAAAGTTAAGGATGATGATTTAACTAACCTGTTACAATACTACGATTTAATACAAGAAGTAAAAAATGTACAGGTTCAAGCTTAAAGAAATAGAAGTAGGTGACACTGCAATAAGAAAAGGTGTAAAATCAACAGTAACAGATATTGATCCTGAAACTGGAGCAATAGAATGGGATGTAGCAAGTGCAGCTGATTTTTCTTCAACATATAAAGCATTACAACAAGCCAGAGAATTTTTAAATGATTTAGATAAAAAAGCAGAACAAACTAAAATGGATCCTGCTATAGATAAATTTGCAACTGATATAGCTAATTTATTTAATTCATTTAGATCACATATTAGAAAAAACTACCCTGAAGAATATGAAAGGGTATTAAGATTAAAAGAACAATCTTCTACGGCAACAGGAGGAGATGCATTTGCGGGTGGGGAAGGAGCACAATATGCAACACCCTTTGCATTTAGGAAGAAAGGTAAAAAATCCCCCAGTATTTATTACTATAAACTAGGATATAAGCCTGTACCTAAAATCAAGCCTAAATCTTACGATATAAAGAAGTTATTTGAATATAATGACTTCCAAGAAAACAGAATTAAAGCTTTTGATGATATTGAAAAAACAATAGAAACAATTCTTCCAATGTTATCAAATGCAAAAAATAGAACAGCTGAGTATTACAACGAAAACCCGGGTTCATATGGAATAAAATACCCAACGGATGCAATACTAACAGAATTAAATGATATTATAGAACAAATAAAAGCAGGAAATGAAGACATTAGCCAATCAATATAGATTAATTAAAGAAGGTAAAGGCCATAAGGGAGTCTTCCTTAAAGAAGCAAAAGCGAAATTCCCTAACTTACTTAAAAATAATTCTACATTTAAGGAGGCAACAACTATCCTTAAACAAAAGAATATTATTTCAGAAAATTTTGTGGGTATGCCTATGGTAGGTAACCCAATAGAAAGAAAAAAAGAGGGATATGAAACAGCATTTGCAAACTTTATAGCTGAAGCTGAGGCAAAAGCAGAAGAGAAAAAAGTATCTAAAGAAGTAGAAGAAGATGCTGAAAAGAATTATGATTATAAGGATAAAAAAGATCCTAATAACATGATTTTTGGCCAAATTCAAATGGGATACTACTATGAAATGAAGCAAGAAAAAAATGCTGATAAAACAATAGATGAAATTAAAGACATAGTATTTAAAAATTTAGCTAAAGATCCTATATACTATACTAAAAACGGACAATTTGGAGAAGATGTAGGTTACACAGAAGATAATGTATCATTAGGTGTTCCTAAAGAAGCTAAAGGTAAATATAAATCTTCGGGGTATGGCAATTTAAAAGAAAATTCTATATCCGTAGCAGGTGGTTTAGTAACAGATCATGTTTTTTCTTCTAGAGATTATAAAGATTTTTTTGGTTTAAACGAAATTACAAAAGAAGAATCTGAGGAAATAGCTTCAAACTTAAAATCAGCTGAAGAATCAGCAGAAAAAATAGCTTCTTTAGAAGAAGATGATATGCAAGATGTAGGAGGTTATAAAATGACCTATATGGAAGAATTAGCAGATGCAGCTGAAGCAGCATATGATGCAGGTATGGATGTAGATGAGATTGCAGAATTTGTAGTGCAACATTTAGGTCTTAAAATGGGAGACTAATATGAAACAAGTACTTATAGAAACTCAATTATTTAAACCATCCAAAGGTTTACTATCAGAAGGTAAAATGTCTGAAAGAGGTAATCCTTTAGTAGAAGGTATACTAGCCACAGCTGAAGTAAAAAATGGTAATGGTAGATACTACTCTAAAGAATTATGGGATAGAGAAATAGATAAGTACCAAGAATTAATTAATGAAAACCGAGCAACAGGGGAATTAGATCATCCTGAATCTCAAGTAATCAACTTAAAAAATGTTTCACACAACATAAAAGAAATGCATTGGGATGGAGATAACGTAATGGGTACAATAGAAATTTTACCTACCCCATCTGGTAACATTTTAAAAGCACTAATAGACAGTGGTATCTCAGTAGGTGTATCATCCAGAGGAATGGGTTCACTAGAACAAAATGGTGAACTAATGGAAGTACAAGATGATTTTGAATTATTATGTTGGGATTTTGTTTCAACACCATCCAATCCAGGTTCATTTATGGCATTAAAAGAAGGTAAAGAAAACAACATAAACCATTACGCAAAAGCAAATAGTATAGTAACAGAAATACTATGTGCAAACGGAAACTGTCCTATATTTTAGCGACCTTCAAGACTTCCAATATACGTATAACCGTAAAATATGCTATCCCATATAGCATTGACATAATATAAATTCTATTACGTTTCCAAATAAACGTATTTCCCAAACAATTAAATTTTAGGATAATGGCAAAGAGAGACATTCTCAAAGAAGCTATCGCTGACGCTAAAACCGTCAAAGAAACCGCTATCGCAAACGCCAAAGCTGCTCTAGAAGAAGCATTCACACCTCAACTTAAATCTATGCTAGCTGCAAAGTTAGAAGAAATGGAATTGGACGAAGAAAAAGAAGACGACATGCAAAAAGAAGGCATGGGTAAATCTTATTACGAAGACGATGACAAGAAAATGGAAGAAGGTAAAAAAGAGGATATGGATGAAGGCAAAAAAGAAGATTTAGATGAAGAAATTGATCTAGATGAAATCTTAGCTGAACTAGAGGGCGATTTAAATGAAGAAAAAGAGGACATCGACGAAGATGCCAGAACAGATGCCGAGGAAGAAGGCTATGAAGATGGTATGGAAGACGAAAAAGAAGACATGGAAGATGAAGAAATTGATCTTGAAGACATGACTGATGACGACCTCAAAGATTTCATTGAAGACGTAATTGCTGATATGGTTAAATCTGGTGAGTTAGAAGCCGGTGATAATTTCGAAGAAGAAGACGAAATGGAAGTAGTAGACGACGAAGAAGAAGTAGACGTTGAAATTTCCGAAAAAATGAAAGACGATAAAGATAAAATGGAAGAAGCTGTAGGTAACCCTATTAGTACTTCTGTTAAAGCTAGTTCCAAAAACAAATATGATGAAGATTTCATGAAAGCCGTAAAGGATGACCTTCAAAAACTTATGAGTAAAGTAGGTTTAAAAGAGGAAGATGAAATTGATGAAGCTGCTGCAGGTACGCCTACAAGCACATCATATAGTAAAGGTAACAAGTATGACGAAGATTTTATGAAAGCTGTAAAAGATGATCTTGCTAAACTTATGAGTAAAGTAGGTTTAAAAGAAGAAGAACTTGATGAAGCTTACACTACAATCGAATCTTTAAAGTCTGACTTAAATGAAGTTAATTTGCTTAATGCAAAATTGTTATACACTAACAAGATTTTCAAAGCAAAAACTTTGACAGAAAGTCAAAAAGTTAAAGTATTAGGTGCTTTTGATAAAGCTAATACAGTTAAAGAATCTAAATTGGTATATGAAACTTTAAACGAAGGTTTAAAGACTAAAAAATCACCAATTAAAGAATCTTTAGGTACAGCATCAAAAGTTACTGGAAATGTTAACACTAAAAAACCAATTATTGAAACTGACCCAATGGTGGAAAGATTCAAGAAATTGGCTGGTTTAAAATAATAATAATATAAATAAAAAATAACTAAAAATGTCACAATTAAATTCACTTTTAGAAAGCTCTGCTTCCAATTGGAAGAATGTACAGAGCGACGCTGCTAGATTAGCAGACAAGTGGGATAAAACAGGACTTTTAGAAGGTTTAAATGAGGTTAACAAGAACAACATGAGTATGATTCTTGAAAACCAAGCTAAGCAACTAGTTGTTGAGCAATCATCTACTGCTACAGGCGGAGACGCTTTTACAGGTGGAGCAGGTGCTCAATGGGCTGGTGTAGCTTTACCATTGGTAAGAAAAGTATTCGGGCAAATTGCTGCTAAAGAATTCGTTTCTGTTCAACCAATGAATTTACCTTCAGGTCTAGTATTTTTCCTAGATTTCCAATATGGACAAGACAAAGAGATCAATTTTGGTCCTTCTGGTCCTGTTTATGGAGATAGTGCATCTATGTATGGAGAAACCAACCCAGGTGCTAATTTAGATCCAAGAGAAGGTCTCTATGGAGCTGGAAGATTTGGATACTCAGTTAACCAATTTTCTCAATCAATTTCAATGACTGTAGCTGCTGCTACATGGTCTCCTTT